CAACCTATCAATCAACATTAGCAAATTAAACGAAGCCATCAAGAGTGGTGAATTGGTGGTTAATCAATACGGTGATGTAAGAATCAACTGCAACAAGATGAAATCGCCCAATGAGAAAAGCAGAGCAACACATTCACTTTCAGTCCCAAAAGCAAAATGAAGAAGACGTGGAGAGGGTTGGATGTCTATCCACCAACGGATGATGATTTGAAATTGGTTCACACCGCACAAGGTGAGTTCACACTTGCCAGGTACTTGGATGAGATGTGGATTGATGAATACACTAACAGGTTGCTTGAAGTTCTTTATTGGATGCCTATCCCAATTTTACCTAACGAATGACATCACAAGACAAAGCACAAGAAATCAAGGAGTCATATAATAACTCTTTGACCGTTAAGGATTGCTCATTGGTTGCAGTCAATCAAATCATTGAAGCGTTATCTCATAACTCTTGGGAGAACAGAAACGAGTTAATGTTCTATACGGAGGTCAAAGAAATACTTTTGGAACTATGAGAGTCATCCAATCCGGTCATCTCGGTGATTTAATATATTCACTTACGGCAACCAAGAAAGTTGCTGAGTTGCACGGTGCGGTAGATTTTCACATTGGATTCCGTCTAAGGAACACCGTTGATGGTCATCCAAGCGGAGGGTATTGTATGAACTTAAACTCATACGAATATATCAAACCATTGCTTGAGCATCAATCATACATTAGAAGCGTTCATATGCACTCACATATGGATATGGGTTATGACTTTGATAAGTTTAGGAGTCACGGATTGAATCTATCCGCTGGTGATTTGAGGCGAAATCACTTTCTTGTCTATCCTGAATTGATAACTGACCTTGATCAACCTTGCATTCAGGCGAATGAACCGATTCCATATTTTGAAGACAAGATTCTTTTGAACTTCTCAGCTCGTTACCGCAACCACGACATCAACTATTTTCAACTCAAGGAACACAAGTGCGTTTTCTTTGGCTATGAATCGGAGTACATTGCATTCACAGAAAGATGGAAATTGGATTGCGAACTCCTTAAGGTTGAGGATGCTTTGATGTTGGCAACCATTGTCGGCAGTTGCAAGGCATTCATTGGGAATCAGTCGAGCACCTACGCTATCGCAGAGCAAATGAAGGTGAAACGATTGCTTGAAGTTTGCGTAAATTCACCGAATGTCATACCTGTGAACAATGGTTTTGATTATGTCACTAACCAATCATTCACATACTTACTGAATAATCTATGAGAGTTTTGATATTAACAGACGGAATGAATGGAGTGGTTTATCACCGCATCTATTCACCGCATCTGCGTATGCAGTTAGACGGACAAGCAACAATAGATGTTTGTCAATCACAAGAAGAATGGCTAACCATTGACCTTGCACCTTATGATGTTATTGTGTTCTCACGATGGCTTGGTAAATATCACTATGATGTGCTGAAGCGAATTGCCGATGCTGGCAAACCTTATGTGATTGATGTGGATGACTATTGGGTACTACCAAAATATAATCCGGCATATTGGGCATACAGGAAAGGAATCAAGCAAGCCATTAAGGATGCGATTCATTACGCTGATGCAGTATTTACTACCACACCGATGCTCGCAAAGGAAGTGAGATTGATTAACGAAAATGTTTATGTTGTCCCAAACTGCTTGGATTTGACACACAATCAATGGTCACAACCAAAGGAGAAGAATGAGAAAGTGAAGATAGGATGGGTTGGTGGAATCACTCACGAGGAGGATTTGAAGCTCATCGCTGATGACATTAATTCAATGGATGTGGAATTCTACATCGTGGGTTATACTCCAAGTGATCATTGGAACAACATCGTTAAACTCATTCCCAAAGCAAAGATTGTGGAAGGGACTTCTGTTTGGGAGTATGGTGAGGTTTACAAGCACTTTGATTTCGTTCTTGCACCGTTACAAGACAATCGTTTTAATCAATGCAAAAGTGAATTGAAGATTGTTGAAGCGGCTGCCTATTCAATACCTATCATTTGCTCTGCGGTATTCCCATACCTGTATCACACTTCAAACGATGGCGTAATCTTCACAACCCAAAATAATTGGAAGGCATCCATTGAGAAGTTGATTGATGCTGGGCATTCTGTTAGGCAGTCAATGGGAAGAAGTAACTTTGAGTATTGCAACACTTATCACAATTTGGAACTGCATAACCTAACAAGGTTAGCGGTGTATGACAAACTATGCAAATAACCTATCAAAGACCATATGTCACGAGTTACCAAAAAGACATCCTTGATTGTGATGCTCGTTTTACTATTACTGCTGCGTCTACAAAGACGGGCAAGACGGCATCTCACATCATTTGGTTATTTGAGCAAGCGTTAAAATGTAAGGAAGGGCAATCTGTTTGGTGGGTTGCACCTGTTTACCAACAAGCGGAGATAGCATTCCGAAGGATGAAAACCCAAGTGAATGATAATAACTTTTTTCAGTCAAACGAAACCAAGTTACTGCTCACACTTCCAACGGGTTCACGCATTGAATTCAAATCCGGTGAGAAACCCGATAACCTTTATGGAGATGATGTGTATGCTGCCGTCATTGATGAAGCATCTCGTATGAGAGAGGAATCGTGGTATGCTATGCGTTCAACCCTAACCGCTACACAAGGCAAGTGCAAACTGATTGGGAACGTAAAAGGGAAAAAGAATTGGTTCTACAAATTGGGAGAGAGAGCACGAAGCGGTGAAAGAGATTACAGGTACTTCAAGATTACGGCATATGATGCAGTCAAAGAAGGCATCCTTAAACTTGAGGAGGTTGAGCAAGCCAAACGAGACCTTCCCAAGCACGTATTTGATGAGCTATATTTGGCAGAACCAGCGGATGACAAGACCAACCCCTTTGGTATTGATGCGATTCGTAGTTGCTACAAGCCAGTTACCAACAAAAGTGTTGTGGCTTGGGGAATAGATTTGGCAAAGTATTCGGATTACACCGTCATCGTTGGTTTGGATGCGATGAACTGCGTTGCATATGTTGACCGATTCCAAGCGGATTGGTCGCAAACATTGGCAAAGATTACGACATTGATTGGTGTGACTCCAGCGTTTGTGGATTCAACCGGTGTAGGAGATCCTATCGTTGAGCAATTACAACGAAGCCATCCACGAATCAAAGGATTCAAGTTTACATCACAGAGCAAGCAACAACTCATCGAAGGTTTGGTCATCAGCGTACAGAATAGGGAAGTGTATTTTCCTGAAGAGCCAATCGGAGGAGAGATGGAGAACTTTGAATTTGAGTACACAAGAACGGGTGTGAGATATACCGCACCACAAGGGTTACACGATGACTGCGTAATGGCTTTGGCTTTGGCGGTTGACTGCAAGAAACACAACAGACCGGGAACATTTTACTTTGCGTAACCGTTACAAATTGAAACGATATGAAATGGAATAACATAACCATACACCAACTTCAGGAGATTCACTCTTGTCGTGATATGTCTAACATTGAAAAGACAATGAACACACTCGCCATTGTAAACCATTGGTCAATGGACAAGGTTGAATCAATGCCGTTGGATGAGCTGACAAATGAACTGAAGAAATTGGACTTCTTAAACGAACTCCCAAACCAACCTGTTCAGTTTATGTTCAAGCATCGTGGAAGATATTTTCGTTTAGCCAAAACCACCAACGAAATATGTGGGCATCACTTTATTGAACTTCAGCAAGTGTTCAACGGAGATATGATTGAATCGCTTCACAAGATCATTGCATTGTTGTCGTATGAGGTTGACTTCTTTGGCAGAACTAAGAAGGTCACAGATGCACAGGCGAACTATGAGGAGAAATGTGAATTGATGCTATCGCTACCTGTCACATATGCTTACTCCTATGCGGTTTTTTTTTCGGCAGTTTATCCCAAGTTATTGGAAACTATCCTAACCTATTTGAGGGAGGAGATGAACCAACTGAAGGAAGCGTAAGTCCCTTACCGTGGTTGGAATTAGTTGACAAGATTGTCAAAGGTGACCGAACTAAATGGGATATAATCCTACAAATGCCGTTGCTTGAATTCCTAAACACGATATCATTTTACAAAACCAAGACCAAAGAACGACAAAAGCGGTTGGAATTATCAGCAGCCAAAGGATTTAACTCATACGTTGTTGCCTGTTTGAATGAAATGTTGTAACTCTTAAGTATGATTTTTGTGACATTATCACATCTTTTTGCATATAATGTGTGATATGTCGGACATTTTATATGCTTTTTGATACATATAAGGAACATTATGAGGAATAAGAGCAATTTGGAACGCATAGTTTGGAACGCTATTTTTTGACGTGGCACTATCTATCACACAACAACCGGACAATTATCATCCAGCATTTAACGACACGAACTTTGTCGTGACTGAATCAAGCGGTGGAATTTATACAAAGGACAATTTCAAGTTTATTGCTGATGTTAAAATAGCATCCACCACCGTTGCCAAACTCAAAGCACCAATCTACTTTGGAAGCACTAACAAGGGAGTATTCAACATCGGCAGAATCTTGGAAAGTTATGTGAGCAATAATTGGGATTACAATGACTCATCACCAAGCGGATGTGTAAACTCATTTACGGATTACAAAGTTGAGTTTGGTTATGAGTACTCACCTTCTGCCACAGGAACAATCACAGAGTATTTGAATTTGACATCCGCAACAGGTACGGTTTGGAATGCTGCATTAAATCCGTTTGATTTGGTTGGGTATTCACAAAGCCAATATCTCGCCACATCCACATCCGCAAAGTTCTTGACCAATGTAAGAACACGAACCATCCACAGAACGCAAAAGGATTGGTTGTATTGTTTGAAAGGAGATGCCACAAGCGTTTTGATTACTTACTCCGATGCCAGCACACAAACATTCTCTTTGCCATCTTCAAATGTCGTGAGAATCCCCATTGGTAGTCAATTAACCATTCCGGGTGCTGCTACATATTATGATGTCGTTTTGAAGTTAGGTGCTACATCTAAATCGGAGACATACAGAATCTACCTTAAAGATGAGTGCAGCAAGTATGAGACAACTGATATCTTCTTTATGAACCGATTGGGAGGGTTTGAATCCTTCCGTTTTAATATGGTTAGGCGTGACACCTTTGATGTTACAAGAAAGCAGTTCCAACAAAACCCCTACACACTTGGTGCAACTTACGGATATCAAACATCTGCAAGAACTCGCACCAATTATCACACCGAGACAAGCCAAAAGGTTAAGTTGTTCAGTAACTGGCTGAATGATACCGAGTCAGTTTGGTTAAAAGACATTATTGAATCTCCGGTGGTGTATATGTATGATGGCACTTTGTATGCAGTCAACATTGATAACGCCAACTATGAGCAGAAAAAGACCGTTCAAGACCGAATGTTTAACTTGGAATTGGATGTCACTCTGTCATTCGCTGATAAATCACAACGTATATGATAAGATTATTGGTCAATGATACTCCTGTTGATTTGTCGGGTGACTTTGACATATCTATCAACAAGGCGATTGCAGACATAAGAGAGCCACAATCACGATCTTCGGAGTGGACAAAGACAATATTGATTCCGGGAACTGCACAAAACAACAAATTGTTTTCGCACATCTTTGAAGTTGAACACACGGTTAGAACATCCACACAATTTGCACCTGATTTCAACCCTAACAAGAAAGCATCTGCGGTTGTTCTGCTTGATGAAATAGAGCAGTTGAGGGGATTCATCCGATTGATTCAAATCAATGTCTTAGATAGCACAGAAATCGCCTACGAATGTAGCATACACGGACAAACTGCTGACCTATTCACAACGATTGCAGAACGCAAACTGAATGTCTTGGATTTCTCCGAGTACAATCATACTCTTTCTTCAGGAAACATCTTCAATTCTTGGGATACAAGCATAGTGAAGAACGGCAGCTCACAACCTTTTGCATATGGTGATGGGTATGTGTATTCAATGATTGACAAAGGTCACGTGAGAAACATTGGCTTTTGGCAGTATAATGAACTGACTCCTTGCTTGTATGCAAAAACCATCGTTGACAAAATCTTCACTAATGCTGGTTACACCTACACCAATGATTCATTCTTCAACTCGGATAGGTTCAAACGCTTAATCATCCCACCACCAAATGGACTGACTGCATCATCAACCCAATTAACAAACCGATTGTTTTTGGCAAGCCGTTTGACTACAAGTCAGCCATTAACTTTGGGAACTACGCTGATATTCAACAACGATTCAAGCGGTGGTGCTTTTGATAATGGTGGTAACTATAACCCAACGACAGGTGCATACAATGTCCCAACAGGTGGAACGTATTCTTTCTTCTTGGGATTGGATTTGAACTTCACACTTGATCCGTCATACAGACCTGTACTACAAGCGGAGATAGACATCAATATTGGTTTGTATGTGAATGGTGTTTTAAGGTCAACAAAGTATATTTCAGTTGATCCAATGGCAATGCCACCATTGTTGGAGTATGGATTTACAAATATTGTGTTGTCAAGTTCCGATGTCGTAACATTCAAACTGACTCAAGTATACGATTGGGCTGATCAGTACACATTGACGAATGCAGATTTCACAATGAATCTAAACGTGAATTCTACACTTGAGAATGACATCACCGCTTATACCTTCCAGTATGGGGAAACCGTAGATTTTGGAATCTTCTTCAACACCGAGGTCAAGCAAAGCGAATTGCTGATGTCGTTTGTCAAGATGTTCAACTTGTACATTGAACCGGACAAAGACCAACCAAAGATTCTGCGTTGTGTTCCCCGTGATGAATTCTATAACGGCAGTCAATTAGATTGGACATACAAACTTGATTATTCACAACCTGTGGAAATTGTTCCAATGGGCGAATTGGATGCAAACCCTTATGTGTTTACTTACAAGCAAGGTAAGGATGAAGGGAATGTCAACTACCAAGAGAACTATCAAACCACATACGGACAAAGAACCTATCAGGTAGACAATGACTTTGTAAAAAGTGAGAAGAAAATTGAAGTTGTTTTTGTACCTACACAAATAAGCAACTACGACATTGGTCAAAAGAACTTTGTTTTATCTTCAGTTGTAGGCAAAGAGGATGGAGATTTGAGGGTGTTGTATTATGGTGGATTGGTTAGTGGTGTAAGTGTGCGATTCCTTCCATCGTTTGTTGGCACATTCTCGCTGAATGCAACACAAGTCAAGACATCAATTCCTTTGACTATTCACTATGACTCATTGTCATCACCTACATTTGACCTATTGTGGGGAATGCCGAGGGAAGTTGGAATCGGTGCTGGCTATAATTATAGCAATGCGAATCTTGTCAATACTTATTATTACAGATTCATTCAAGAGATAACCAACAAGAACTCAAAGATTGTTCGGGCATATTTTCGCATCACTCCTTCGGATTGGTATAACCTTCAGTTTAAGAATCTATACTTTTTTGAAGGTCAGTATTGGAGATTAAACAAGGTTGAAAATTACAACCCATCAAATGAAGGGGTTTATTTGTGCGAATTCCTGTTGGCACAATTTATCCCACCGGCAACAATCACAACAAAAAAGATGGGTGCTGGTACTGCACAGGGTTCACATACTGACATCTATGGTGATATCTATCCGGGAGGAAAGTTCCCTATCAAGCCGGGAATCAGCGGTGTTGGAGTTGGAACAACCGAGGGGAGTGGAGTATTTGTTGGAGACAACATAAGCGGAAACGGAATCAACAATAGTGGGTTTGGTTCAAGCGATATCAATTATCCTGATGGCGTTGATAGTTCGGTTGTACTTGTCTCTAATGATTTTCAACCAAGCAAATCGGATACGCTTTATATTGGGAACTATGAGATGTATCCATCGTTCTTGAGTGGTGGTGCAGTACGAACAGAGACGGCAAACTACAATGTCACCAAAGATGATTGGTTGATTTTGTGTGATTCATCAACTGCTGGCTTTGATGTTACGCTACCTGATCCAACAGGATTGAGTGGTAAACATTGGGTATTCTTGAAGACATCATCAAACCACCAAATCACAATTAACACCGCAACATCGGCATTGATTAATGGAAGCACAGATGAAAGCATCACTAACCATTACGAGAAGAAATGGGTTGTGTGTGATGGTTCAAACTTTTACATAATAGGAAACGGATAAAATGGCACTAACCGCAGCGATTGACTTAACCGTCAAAAAACCTGACTTCAAATCAATGAAGGCAGAGATTAAGGAACTAACCATTGCAGCACAAAAGGCGGTAATGGAGTTCGGTGAGTTCTCACCTGAAGCAGTAAAAGCAGAGAAGGCACTTGCTGAAGCTCGTGACCGGATGGAGGATTTCAATGACCGAGTGGCAGCGGTTAACCCCGATAAGTTTGCACAAATTAACACCGTTGTTCAAGGAGTTGCTCGTGGATTTCAAGCAGCACAAGGGGCAGTTGCTTTGTTTGGTGACGAATCAAAGGAACTTGAAAAGACAATGGTTAAGTTGCAAGGGGCAATGGCATTGGCTGAAGGTCTTGAAGGTCTTGGAAAAGTACAACAACAATTTGGGGCGATTGCAAAGAACATCAAAGGTGGTGTGATGAACGCATTCAAGGCGTTAGGCAATATGTCAACACTTGCATTTGGTGCGATTGGTATTGCTTTAACCTTGATTATCACCAATTTTGATACGCTGAAGAAAGCCGTTATGTCTTTGATTCCCGGACTTTCATCAATGGTGGATTTTGTCGGTGGATTAGTTCAGCAATTTACTGATTGGGTTGGTATCACTTCAGCTGAAGATAGGGCGTTAGAGAAACTCAACAAGACAACCGAAAAATCTAACGAACAACTTGACCGAGAAATATCATTGCTTCAAGCAAGGGGCGACCAAGTCGGTGTGTTTAACAAGCAAAGACAGAAGTTAGAGAATGACCTTGCTCAAGCACGGGCAAACTACGGAAAGAACACAGAAAAAGAATGGGGGAAAATCATCCTTGACACCAAGAATGCGTTGGAGGTTTTGAAGATTGAAGAACAGAACTACCAAAAAGACCAAGCCAAAACCCAAGCAGATGCGTATGCTCAAGCCAAAAAGGACAGAGATGCAGAAACACAAAAGAGGATTGATGACGAAATCAAAAGACAAGAAGCGATAGAAGCAGCGAGAGTCAAAGCACAAGACCAAATTCTATCTGCTGAATTAGCAGCCAATGAAACGGCAAGGGATTTGAGATTAGCACAAACTGAGGATGAAGGTGAGAAATTACAGGTAGAATATGAAAACCAACTTGCTGCACTTAGAGAAGCACACATTCTTGAACAGATTGAAAATGCTGGCAATGCTGAAGCGTTGGCATTGATTGACAAGAAATATGCTGATGCTGAATTGTTAGCAACGATTGAACTCGACAACAAGGAAAAGAAACTACAACAAGAAAAGGCGGATGCTGCCGTCAAGCTCGCAGAAGAAACTGCAGCAAAAGAAAAAGAGATAGCAGAGAAAGCCAAAGAAGATCAGTTGAAAATTGATGAAGCGTTAAAAGCGAGCAAAGACAATTTGTACAAAGCATCGGTTGACCTTGCCAATTCAATTATTGCTTTGGCTGGTGAGCAATCAAAAACAGGAAAAGCATTGGCGTTATCTGTTATCGCTGCTGATACGGCAATGGCCATCACAGGTGCTTTGAACGTAACACAAAAGCCATCACCTGACAACGTGGCAACAGGTGGTCTCGCTGGTGCTGCTAAGTATATTGGATTGGCTGCAATGATTTTGAACAATGCCAAACGAGCAAAGGATATCTTGAAAGGTGGACAAGCATCTGCACCAACAGGACTGCAAATCAACGGAGGTGCAATGAATGGAATGAACGCACCAAGAATTGGTTCAGCATTGCCTGAAGTAAGTGGATTTGAACAAAGAGTTTTTGTGACTGAGGGAGATATCACAAGGACACAAGGTCGTGTTCAATCATTAAAAAAGGTATCTGTCACTCAATAACGCTATTTGAATAAGATGAAACTACCAGTTTACAAATTAGACATCAACGAATTTGACGAGGAAACAGGCATTGACTTTGTTTCCCTTGTTGAATCACCGGCAATACAAAAGGACTTTTTGGCATTCAATCAGGAATTTGTAGAACCTAACCCAAACGAAAGCGAACAAGAATTCATTCAACGATGTGTTCCCATTTTAATTGGTGAAGGCAAGGAGAGTGATCAAGCCGTTGCCATCTGTTATTCAATGTATAAAGATAAAATGCAGATGCACAAGTTCGCCATCCAAGATGAGGAGAAGCGAATTGTTACGGGTGCAGCGATGATTGCCGATTTACCTATCTATCGCAGAGATGACATCCGTGGTGAATACTATGTTGTTTTTGACAAGGAAAGCATCTTCAAGATTGCTAAGAAATGGGCGAGGTCTAACAAGTATGATGCAGTCAATGCACACCACAAGACACCAATTATGGATGGCGTGAGCTTGTTTGAATCTTATATCATAGACAGGGAAAGAGGAGTGATGCCACCAAAGGGATTTGAAGAGGTTGCTGATGGAAGTTGGTTTGTCTCTTACTTGATTGATAATGATGAGGTATGGTCACGAGTGAAAACAGGTGAGTTCAAAGGGTTCTCCGTTGAGGGAGTTTTTGACTTTCCTGAAGACAAAGATGAACAATTACTTGAAGCGGTCAAAGACCTTTTGAGCAAGTGGAATGGAAAATAAAATTGCAACACGAAAACACAAACTCTAATTTTATACAAATGAACGCAAAAGAAACATTGAAAGAACTCCGAGCAATGCTTGGATTCTCCGAAGAAGAAACCAAAGTTGAGATGGCAACTGCCACCTTGACTGATGGTACAATCATTGAGTGGGAAGGCGAATTGGCGGTAGGTACTGCCGTTTTCGTTCAAACTGCTGAAGGCAACATCCCAGCACCTGATGCAACACACGAGGTTGAAGGTGGTATGTTGGTAACAACTGAAGGTGGATTCGTTACTGAAATCGTTGAACCTGAAGTCGAAATTGAAATTGAAGCCGAAGAATTCGCAACCGTTAGTGCATTCAACGATGTTGTTTCCAAATTGGAAAGTGCAATCGCTGAATTGTCTGCAAAGGTTGAGTCGTTGACTGCATCAAATGTGAAGCACAAAGAAGCTATGAGCAAAGCCATTGACCTAATTGAAAAGGTTGCTGATTTGCCAAGCGAAGAACCATTGAAAGCACCTGTTTCTACCAAAAAGAACGATCGCTTTGAAGCACTTAAAAAATACAAAAACGCAATAAACAAATAAAACTATGTCATTTTCAGTAGGAACACTCGCAAACTACACCAATGAGCAGTCAACTGACTTGTTGGTAAAAGCCCTTTTTGGCAGCAAAACTGCAACCTTGTTGCAATCTTCTAACCAAGTTCAAGTTGGTGTAAAATCTGCATCTGCTTTGAACATCCTTGCTTCAACCGTTTTCTTCCAAGCCGATGGTTGTGGTTACAACCCAAGTGGTACAACTGCTTTCACTCAGCGTAACATCACCGTAGGTGCAGTAAAAGTTGAAGAAACTCTTTGCCCTAAGACATTGGAAGCAAAGTGGATGCAAACTCAAATTATGCCCGGTTCACCAACAATGGTTCCTTTCGAAGAGCAAATCGGTGCTGAGAAAGCAGCCGTTATCGCACAAACTTTGGAAGTTGCAATGTGGCAAGGTGACACCACTTCAGGTAACCCTAACTTGAACCGCTTTGACGGATTCAACAAAATCATTGCTGCTGCTTCTCCAGTATTGGCTAACGCTGCACCAACCACCTTCACTTCAATCACCGCTGCAAACATTGATGACATCTTGGATCAGGTTTATGCCAACATCCCTGCTGCCGTTGCTGAAAAGAGTGACTTGGTTTGCTTCTTGGGAGTTGATGCTTACAAGTTGATGTTGGTTAACTTGAAGAACGCTAACTTGTTCCATTACGTGGCTGATGCTGCAACTTCTATGGAAATGGTTTACCCCGGTACTAATATGAAGTTGATTGCAGTTGGTGGTTTGAACGGAACTAACAAGATTGTTGCTGGTTCTTTGTCAAATTTCTTTATGGGAACTGACTTGATTGATGAGCAAGAAGAAGTGAAGATGTGGTACTCACAGGACAACGATGAAGTTCGTGTTCGCTTCACTTTCAAAGCCGGTGTTCAGGTTGCTTTCCCCGGAGAGATTGTTTACTTCACCTTGTAATTTTTCATAACTGATGGCTTGTTTACTCACTCAAGGATTCACTCTTGACTGCAAAGATGCGGTTGGGGGTATTAAATCAATTCATCTGATTAGTTGGGTTGATTCAAAGTTTACCGTTGCAAGTGGTGAAGTAACTGCCACAACCGTTGCAAGTGGAGATGTTTATGATTACGAGTTGCCCAAAGGCACAGGATCAATGATTGCCACAACCAACGTATCAGTTGAAAACGGAACATCGTTTGTTCAAACTGATGTTGCTTTCAAACTTCGCAGATTGTCAACCACCAAGCGTAACGAAATGAAGCTTCTTGCTCAAGGTCGTTGCTATTGCATCGTTAAAAATAACAACGATGAGTATTGGTTGGTTGGCAAGGAGTACGGTTGTGATGTGACTGCAATGGTCGCTAACACCGGAACTGCAATGGGAGATTCCAACGGTTATGAAGTTACACTTTCTGCGATTGAAGCAGAAGCACCTTACAAGTTGCAAAGTTCAGTTGTTACCGCTTTGGGTATCTAATTGATTCTTGTTTCATAGGAGAAAAGGGGAGGGCGTTTGCTCTCCCTTTTTTGTTACATTAAAATCCCTTCGCTATTTTGTTTTGATGTTGGTAATTAATAAAGGACAAACAAAGTATTGGTATCTCACATTGACTGAAAAGGCAAGTGCTGCATCCTATGTGTTTACCTTTACCCATCGCCAAACAGAAACCGTTGTCACAAGAACATTGACCGATGTATCAGCTCATACGGAGAGATACAACCAATTTCAATTCATTGAAGGTACTACCGCAACCCTATTGGAAGGAGAACACGAATATAGTGTTTCAACTGCTGGAGGAATCTTGTGTGAGACAGGTTTGCTTAAAGTTCAAAAGTCATTCACCGAGAATGAATATACACCAAGTTTAACAGAAAAAATCTATACAATATGAGCAGTTCAACAGACATCATTGCCGGAGGTGCAGCATTTATTCGCTACGGAACAGGCACACAAACATTGAGAAACCATAACGCTTTGGTTGTTCAAGAAGATACCGTCTTCACTTCATTCTCCGTTGATGGAACGAATGTTCTTTCAGCAAGAGGAATGAGTGGTGTTACTTTCAAGCAAGGTGCATACTTGCCAGCGGGTAACTCTGCAACCATCACCGGATTTGTAATCTCTTCAGGAAGCGTAATCGGTTATTAAATGAGAATGGGCATTGGATTGGGCATTGGAATCAATCGTTCCAACTATGCTCAAGGAATTTTTAACGCTTACCAAAGCCGAGTTATTGCCGATGGTGGTATCACGGAAGCGGGCAACTGCGTCAATGCGGTTAGTTCATTATTGCAGTCAGCATCTTTACTTATCATCCCAAGCGGATACAAAGGTGGCAAAGCATATGCCGAAATCCCCACAAACGGAAACGGTGATTTAACTTGGACGAGGGCGAGCACGGCACTACGGACAAATAGTTCGGGCTTGTTGGAGTCAATGGGTTCGGGTGTACCCCGTTTGAGTTATATGTACGGCAGTTGTCCTGCGTTGTTGTTGGAACCGCAGAGGACGAATTTAGCGTTGTATAGTGAGGACGCAACACAATGGACAAAAGGGCAATCGTCCCCTCAATTTGCCCCCGTTGTTACCGCAAATCAAGTAACAAGTCCTGATGGCACAACCAATGCAGACAAGGTGGTATTTCCCGCAGTTAGTGTTCTTAATTCTTATAGTTTGCTTAGTTTTAGTTTTATCGCTTCCGCTGCGAGTTATTCAGGTAGTGTTTGGATGAGGGGCGAAAGTGGAGGAGAAGTTGTTTGGATTGCTTATACTACCAATGGGATTACTTATACTCAAACACTTTGCACACTTACAACAAGTTGGCAGAGATTTGTTTTAACATCCACATTGACTTCGGCATTTACCTTTTTTCAAATTGGTGTTGATTTGCGAGATACTGCACAAAGTGCAAAACCCTCTCAAACTATCTATGTTTACGGAAGACAAATTGAACTCGGAGCACACCCCACAACCATAATACCAACAACCACCGCATCAGCCACCCGTATTGCGGATACTGCAACAACTGGCACAACATTGCAAAGTGCGGGAATTTTGGGGAGTGTTGGGAATACTGCATTTTACAATGTGACAATTCCACAAAATACAAATAGGACAGGGCAGTTTTTTGCAACTTTAGTTTCGGGTTCGGTTGCCACAAATAGTTTAGGAATTGTATTAAGTACTGCATCAATACAAGTAAGAAGTTGGTTTGGGGGTACTGGTCAATTAAATTATACATTGGCAACAAATCCAACTACATTAAAAATTGCTTTATCTTATGTAAAATCCACAAAGACAATTAAAATTTTTGTAAATGGAAGTTTAGCCACAACTGTTTCATCGATTGATTTTGCAGATTATACATATTTAGCATTGCACGATGTAAATTCAAATACTCAAACAACATCTTTATTTTATCACCAAATAGCATTGTTTAACTCTGCATTAAGTGATTCTGATTGCATCGCATTAACGACCTAATCTTATGACCTTTTCAAAATACGAATTCCAATCATTAGCCGAATGGCTAATATACCAAGCCCAAATCAGCACAACGGTTGAGGGTAGCGTAACTTACCAAAATTGTGCCGTCCACGAAATCGGGCAAATCTGCCTTGCAACAGACAACGAAGGTAACTGCACCGACCTTTCACCGTTGTATGCCGTTGACATCCTTTGGAACGATGAACCGTTGGAATCCTTTGCAACTAAAGAGGTGTTCCCAAATCCGATAGGCGTTCATACTTTCAGTGGGTGTGAGTCGCTTTACCTTGCCCGTTTCTGTGAATTCAATCCGTCATCACCTTACTGCAATATCCCCGAATAATGACCGCACCAAAGAAAACCCCAAATGCGAATCCGCTTCCTGTTTCGTTTGACCAATTCCGCAAAAATCCTGTTGCTGCCGTGGCTTTTTGTATGTTGTTGGCTGTTAGTTATCTTTATATGGACTTGCGTGCGAACAATCAAACGCAAATTGATGAGTGCAGGAAAGAGATGGCAGTACTTAGAGCAGAGCAAAAGCAAGCGTACAGAGCATTAAAGACGGCAGATTCTGCGTTGTCAGCAGCCATAACCGAATTGAGAATCATTAATTCAATGAAGAAGTTATGAGGTTGCTTGTGATTTTTGCTTTGGCTTTTGTTGGTGGATACCTGTTTACAGAATCTTGGGCAACCGAGCAACCGCCTACCAATGAGATGGAACAACTTCTCAAGAAGATTCAGCAAAATACTAAGGTAGTTGGACAAGCAACTCAAGCAGCTCACGAGGTAAGTGAGAAAATGGTTGAGGAAAAGGTTGAGGAGAAAGCCGAACTTGTTGAGAAAGTAGTTGTCGCTGAAAAGATGGTTGAAAAGATGGAGGAGAAAATTGAAGTGTATGCCGTTAAAATGATTGGCAACGGTATTGATACTTCGGTTGAAGAGATAACCTATAAGGGAGTCGCATATGAAGCGTGGCTAAACTATATTGAAGAAGGAGGAAAAGAGGATTTCGGTTATTTTAGATTATACCTATGGCAGCAAAAGTAAACATCACATCATTCAAGGAGAAACCCAAAAACAAATTGGGCAGACATACCAAGCACAAGAACAAGCATAAGAGTTCCAAACCATATAAAGGACAAGGGAAATGATAGAACAAATCAAAACTGCAATGAAAGCCAAAGGTTACGCATTCTTTGAGAATGGTGACTACAACTTGAACATCATCGGAATCCGTACTGCTGGCAACAAGGTGACCAATGTCTTTGATGACTTTTTAACTTTGAGTTACAAGGTTGATGGGGTTTGGAAGTTCCACAAATGGATGGCAACAACTGATCCCGGCACGAAGGGAGTGAAAGAATTCCACAATGCACAGGGCGTTGCTCGTTTAGTTCCGGGACAATACAAGGGTTCTCACGCTATCGGACTGCATCAAGGCAAATACGAAGCGTTAAAACAAGCCAAACCTGTCAAGGTTTATCGTGATGCCAACCGAGATATGACGTATGATGAGAAATTAATCACCGAAGGCATCTACGGAATCAACATCCACAAAGCCGGTGCAGATTCTACCTATGTTGAGAATTGGAGTGAGGGTTGTCAAGTGTTCAAAAAGTCAGCAGATTTTGATGAGTTTATGAAGATAGTCAAGAAGGCATCCACCTTGCACGGAAATTCATTCACTTACACACTTTTATTATCTACTGACATATGAAGAAATTTTTAGAAATTTTCACAGGTGACAAAGGAGAGATGTCATCAAAGAGATTCGTTGGCATCATCGGTGCTTTTGTTCTGTTTGGGACAATGGCTCATAATTCTTTGTCAACTACTGATATCGCACCTTCTCCTGAATTGGTGAGTGCGGTTGAATTCATCGTGATTGCTTGTCTTGGATTTACATCTATTGATAAGTTCTCAAACAAAAAGGATTGATTGCTATTTGTAGGTGATGATATTCCAAAGATTAAATTTTCACGATAACAAATTGCCTGTTTTCAAGGAGAACAAAGCAAAAGGATTCGTGACATTTGGTGCAGACAATCTCTATCCTGACTTTTTAATAGAGTTATTCAATAAATCACCTAAGCACAATGCCATCGTTTCTGCAAAAGCTTCTTATGTTGCTGGTATTGGTACTGATGTTTTCGGACAAAACACCACCGACATCGCCAAAGCCCAAGCCAAACTAAAGCAAATTAACGCATACGAGTCGTATGAAGAACTCAAAGCGAAGATTGCATATGATGCCGAGTTGTTCAATGGTTTTGCCGTTGAGGTGATTTGGAACAAAGCGAAAACTGCACCTTCGGAATATTATCATATACCATTCAAAGACATCCGCAAAGGTCTTGAAGGTGATTATGTATACTGCGAGGATTGGACAAATCCAAAAGCAGAAAAGATTCACTACCAACCTTACAACCCTATCACAAGGGAATCAAAGCAATTATACTACTGCCAATTCTATCGCCCCGGACAAGGTGAATATCCCTTGCCTGATTACGTTGGTGCGTTGAAATACATTGAGGTTGATACCGAGATTTCCAACTATTATTTGAACTCTATCAAGAACGGATTCACGGCACAAACTCACATCCAGCTCTTCAAGGGCATCCCGCTTCCTGAAGAAGCGAGGGCAACCGCAAGGAGATTTAAGGAGAACTATCAAGGAACTGACAATGCCGGTGGGTTAATTATACAATACAACGATCCAACGGAAAAGGAATCAGTCATCAGCAACCTTCAACCTTCGGACTTTGACAAGCAATTTGACTTGTTGAATAAGACCGTTCAACAGGAAATCTTTGTTGCACACAAAGTGAACTCACCGATGTTGTTTGGGGTGCGTGTGGAATCTCAATTAGGAGGTAGAACGGAACTGATTGAAGCATATGAGATGTTCCATCACTCATACATTGAACCACGCCAACAGAAGATTGATGATGCTTTTTCATACTTGTTAGAACCAATCGCAGATGTTCGCTTGGAAACCATCAACAAGCCACCAATCGGGTTGGATTATCAGTCATTGTTCACCGCTGGCGTT